TCCCAGACCAGTTGCAACCTGGGCAGGTGTGAATGAGCCTAACCCTAATCTTCCTGAACCAACGTTTTGTGAGCCTACAAGGTTGGAAGTTTTTTTAATATCGTCAGATGTAGCTTTCCAGCTAGCACTGATCTTATCTACAATCTTTTCTACCTGGGTAAAGAGCTTAAGAAGTTCTTTTGGCATGTCATCAAAAGACGTGGTGTTTACGCTTACGAGGTCCTCACTATCTGAGGCCCCAGCCATATTGCCAAAAGCATTAGCCATTTAAATCACCGCCTTCTTCCCGTAGCTCTATTTAACCAGTTAAGACGTTCTCTTAAACTTAAGGAACGTAGTTCTGTTAGAGACCATCCAGGATAGTATTGACTTATTAGGTCATACATCTCTATGAGAGTCTCATAGTTTATTTCGTTAGCGAAACAACTCCGCCAATGTTAGCGGAAGCGGTACCTCCGTGCCGCAGGCACTGCAAGGTACTTTAATTTCACTGAGTTGTGGGCCAGGGTTGCGGTTTGTAATCTCTTCTAAAATATCTCTGCGATCCTTAATGCTTAGACTTCTAACCACGCTTGGATCAATCACTGGGGCATCGTTAATAGATACCACGCAGTGACTTAAGATAATTGTATCTAATTCTGCTGTTGTTTTGTTGTTTGAAGCTACAATTGCTTTTTGGGCTGAACCCTTAGGCAGTGTAACTACAACCTTTCCTACCTTACAATCTAGTACAAATTCTCCAGGACCTTCTAGGGTCTTAACTGGAACATCTTTATCTAAATCAATTTCAAATGTCTGCTCTTCACCGCAACTTGGGCAGTTAGCAGGCCCTAGCTTTACATCTGCTCCAAAGGTAACCTTCCTAATAGCTAGGAGGATTGCCTCACGGTCTCCTGCATATAGAGAATCTAATAGATTCTCAGTAGCATCTTCTTGACCAATCTTTACCGTTCCCCGGCTTAAAATAGTAAGCAGAGCTTTGCCGGTATCAGGGATCTTAGAGATAGCCTCTTCATCAATACCGGTAAGTTCTCTTACCTCTGCTGTTGTAATTAATCCAGTAAATGGATCAAGTAGTCCAGCAGGCAATGTTACATCTGTTGCAGGAGGCAACTTGGTATCTGGCTTTAGAGCCTTTACTGTTGCCTCCTGAGCAGACATTGCATCTGCAGCAAGCTTATTTGCTGCTTGTGGATCTTGTGCCGCATTAATAGTCTTATTAGTAGTCATGTTATGTACCTTTAGTTAGTTTGATTACTGGCCTGAAACAGCTGGTGCAGTTCCTGCCTTTGTGTATCCTGTTGCGTATGTTACGTCAAAGCCTTCATGTACAAGCTGAATTTCTTCAACCATGAGGGTATTAGCTCCTGCATCCAAGTTGCTATATGACAAGGATGTAATCCAAGCATTGTAGACCTTGAAACGCATTGAGGTGTGTTGTCCATAAGGTGTTTTAGCACCCTCAGTATCATCACTTCCTGCTGAACCTGTTGGGTTAGGATGTGTAAGAACCTGGATATCCAAGTTAACACGGAACTGAGAACCTGCTGCGGTTGTAACACCAGGTGTAACAACTGTAAACAAGCGCTTCATCCAGTCAGCATTTCCCATCTGTCCCAACATTACGCCCTTAGAAAGGGTGATTGGTGTGAACGATGTTTGACCAGGAATCTGGTGAACGTTAGTGTTGTATCCGCCTTCACGGTAAGCAATTGACTCTGTTGCTACGGTTAGACCTGAAAGAGATACAAAGCCCATAGTACCAAACGAGTTTGATACGCCTTGAGCAGCACTGGTTCCCCAGTATGTGTCTGGTGTAGCTCCGTCTGGTGCTACTGGTGTAAACTGCACAAGAAACTTAAAATTACGAACTGGATCCGTAATTAAGTTACTTAGAACATTTAGGTTAGTTGCCATTTGTCATTATCTCCTTATGCCGTAGCATTTCCAGTAAGTTGTCCAATTTGAATGACAACAAACTCTGCTGGATATTCTAGTGCGACGCCAACTGTAATATTTACCTTACCGTTTTGGATATCAGTAAATGAGTTGTTACGTCCATCACAGATTACATAGTAAGCCTGAGAGGAAGTATTTCCACGCAAGTTTCCAGTATTCCAATAAGCAAACAAGAAGCTGCTTACTGCTGTGTTAATTTGATTCCATAGACGCTCGTCATTGTTCTCAAATAGAGCGAATGATGTTAGATCAGTAAGGCGCTTTTCGATGTAAATCAAAGAACGGCGGATATTGATATAACGGTTGTTAGGTGTGTTATCAAGAGTGCGTGCACCCATAACTACAATACCTGCGCCAGGTACCTGACGGATAGTGTTGACTGGGTCTGATGATGTATTTAGGGCATCAAGCTCAGCATTTGTAAAGCTGTGCTCAGTTGATACTGCAAGTGCAATACGGTTCTGAAGACCGGCTGGAGCCTTTGCTGGACCACGGTTTGCATCTGTAGCTGTGTACTGTCCAACTATTGCAGCTCCTGGAGCCTGTAGACGAGTTGCTCCTGGGATCTTTGTTGGATCTGGGATATTAACCCATGGCCAGTAAGCAGCTGCAATTCCACCTGAAGTTGCTGCAGCAAAGATTGCAGAAGTTGCTGTGATCTGTTGCTGTGCAGCAGTTGCATTTGCTAGTCCTGACGGTGTATCAATAACTGCAAAGCAGTCTGTACGAGTAGCAGCATAAGATACTGCATCTCCATGGATTTGTGCAGTCAAGGTAGCAGTTGAGGCGTATGGTGCATCAGCTGCATAAAGAATCAAGCTTGTAGCTACAGCATCGTATGTTGACCAAGCAGATGCATAATCTGCACGAGCTGGGACAGCACCATCAACACCTGAAGTTAGGCTTACATTTGTTGAAGTAACCCCTGGGAACTTAGCAGAGTTAATTGTTCCAACGCTAACTAGGTTAGACTGGGAACCAATAACTGCACCAATGTAGTTAGAGTCTGTTGATGACATGCTCAAGTCTGTATAGGACTCAACCAAAGTAGTTGATGTGATTCCGTTAACAGTAGATGAAGCATAGATGTTTAGGCCAAAACGGTTAGAAACACCTGCTGAAGTAATTTGAACTGCGTAGTTATTTCCCCATGATCCTGGGTTAAGAGCAGTCAAAACAAATACGTTTGAAGGTGTGAGTGTTACTGTAGCTGTAGCTGTAGCACCTGTTACTGCGGTACCTGTAGCTGAATTAGTTACAGTGAACTGTGAGCCTGTAGCTGAAGCAATTGTTACGTTGCTTAGGTTAAAAGCTGTGGTAGACAATCCTGTGATAGTTACTGTCTGACCTGCTGAAAATGTATTGTTAGCTGTATATGTTACAGTTCCGCTTGCTGCGCTAGCTGCTGTTACTGTAGATGTGATTGTTCCTGACAATCCATCAGTAATAGTTGCTGATGCTGAAGTTGATCCTGATCCTACTACACGCTTTACATACAAACCACGGCCATTATTTGCAAAATAATTATATGCGGCCCATGTGGTTGGGTAGGAGTCTGATAGTCCACCGAAGGTGTTCTTAAAGTCGTTCCAGGTACTTACGTATACTGGAGCGGCTGTTGGACCTTGAGCAAGAGCACCGACAAATGCAGCAACTGCTGTTGAAGTATTTGCAGGTGTAATCGCCTGTGGTAGAGCCACTTCTTGGATATAGACTCCGGGGCGGGCAAATGTTGCCATTCCGGTTACTCCTTAGGGTTAGGTTGTTATCTTGGGTGGACGAGTTATAGCGGGGCGGTAAAAGATACCGTTTGGTTTGTGAACGTGATTGTAGGGTTGTGCGTTACTTCGTACAACTGGACAAGTACATCTTCAAAGATTTCTGCACTTATCCGGATGTTATAGACGTTACTAAAGAGGCGCTTGTCCCCTTCAGTAGTATCTCTTTTTGAGAATCCCAACAGATCTAAACGACGCCTTGTTCCGTCTTCAGGGATGTTGAGGTACCCAAATCTAAATGGTAGTCTACCAGAAGAAAACAATTGTTCGATGATCTGACGATCATGACGAGGCTGGCGAGACCATGTGGTTACTTGGTAAAGAAGCTGTACAGGAACCGGATAGTTGACTATCTGGTTTGGAGTAGTAACCCCTTCAGGGGTATATAGAGTATCAGTAGGGATAACCAAAGCGCCACGGTGAGCACGGTCAAACTCTTCAGCAATACCCACAAGGTCAACGGTGATGTATGGATAGACCTGTTGACGAAGTTCTTTATCTGGCTGTCCGTAGAATACGGCTACAGGCCTGGCAGAATTTCCACCATCTGAAACTGTCATGCCTGAGAGCTGAATCTTAAGAGCAGCTTCTTCATTAAGAATAAAAGGCATTAGAGTCCCCCAACCATAAATGTACGAAGAGCGGGAGATGCGGCCATCTCTTGGGTTCCATACTCAAGAGTCATAATCTCATTCTCAAGATGCTCAGGGTATGCGATGTGGTGAGTACTACCATTATGGCCCATAGAAAGTTTTGAAACAATGTGATCCGGCCAGCCATAGTTTGCGGCATGGGCACGAAGCTTATCTGTGTATCCAGGTGTAGCTGCTTGTTCTGCACGCCTAATTGCGTGGTTAAATACTGATGAGATACTAGCCATTCTTCTTGAGAACTTTCGCTAGCAGAAGACCTGTAATTGCACCGAAGATAACTTTCTTCTCTCCGGATTTATTAAGATTTGCTGCTCCACGAATGAACTCAATACGATCAGCATCAGTCTCCTGATTTGCCAATCGTTGGGCAAGGTAAATCATCATATCCTCCAATAGAAGGCGCAGGGGGTAAAGCAGCAGGGTTCCAGATTGCTCTGGCGTCAAGACAAGGATAAAGGAAAAAGCCCCCTTGTGGGGGGCTTAGTCATTACTTCTTTGCTTTTTTCTTTACTGACTTCTTGACTTTCTTGGCTAGTTTGGCATCATTCTTTTCATCC